ATGACGAATTTAGACCAATTCTATACAAAAGACGATATTGCTCTCAATTGTTTTAACACTCTCAAAAAATATACTAACATAGAAGAATATGATATTATACTTGAACCAAGTGCAGGTAAAGGAGCATTCTTTAAACTTATACCTGAACATAAAAGACAAGGTATTGATTTAGAACCTAAACTTGAAGGCATTATTAAACAGAACTTCTTCAAGTATAATTATGACACAACTAAAAAATATATCGTTATTGGAAATCCCCCATTTGGTAAAATATCCTCAATAGCAGTCAAATTCTTTAACTATGCCTCGCAATTCGCTGATATTATCGCATTCATTATACCAAGAACTTTCAAAAGAGTTAGTATCCAAAATCAACTCAACCCTAATTTTAACCTTATATATAACGAAGATTTACCACTTAAACCGTGTTGCTTTGAACCTGTTATGGGTGCTAAATGTTGCTTTCAAATCTGGAAACGAAATGATACTCCAAGAACTCTCGTAAAATATAATAAAACACACAAAGATTTTAAATTTGTTAAATTAGGACCATTAGACGATAAAAAACAACCTACACCACCTACTACCGCTGACTTTGTTATTAAAGCATACGGAAGCAACTGTGGAGAAGTTATTACTAAAGATTTAATATCATTGAGACCTAAAAGTTGGCATTGGATTAAGTCTAATATTGATATTGAATTACTAAAAATAAGATTTAAACAACTAGACTACTCTATGAGCAAAGATACTGTCAGACAAGATAGTCTAGGACAACAAGAACTTATTTATCTATATGAATTGAAATTCGGATTATAAGAAATTAGATTGTATCAATTATATATTTCTCTGAAACACTAAATCGTTCCTTCATTATATTCCATAAGATTTTAGGTTTATTATTATCATTCTGTAATGGATTAGGTCTCAAAGCATATTCACAATTCCTATCATAAATATTATCACAAGTTATTTTTCCTAATTTTCCAATTGTTCCATGAGCATATCCACCATATTCAGGTAATAAATCATATAATTCACTTGCTTCACATAGAAACCAATATAATTTACCTATTTCATTTTCATATAGATTATAAGCAAGTAATAGATAATAATCTATTTTATGTTCTGGTCGCAATTGGACAAAATGAAATTGACCATTTATTGCACCCAAAGATACTTTTATCTCAATATTTTTATTTCTTTCTGAACAACCATCTCCACTTGTATTATTCAAGCATTTTCCTATATTAAATTTGCTTTTTATATGGTCTTCCAATAAAAGAGACCATTGATTAGAAGATAAATAATTCTTACATAAAATACACTTCTTTAGCGTATCTTTTTCATCTCTACACTTTTGTATATTACTTGTAGAATTACGCATCAACTCAACCATATTGATATAATCAATCGTATTCATATTTTATAGTTATGATACTTGATATAGTATATAATTATTTTATTACAATTAATAAAACTAATACTTTCATATTTTTATTTCAATCAAGTAAATTTATAAAAATTTTTGTATAATATTACTATTCACTTTCTAATTCATAATCACAATTTATATTGTTATGTATATAATTCTTATTTACCATCTACTATATTGTGAATTGTATGAACAATCTGAATCATCAGAATCATATGAATAACCATCCATACAAGAACAGCATAGACATCTGCCATAACATTTATCATTTTTAAGAAGATTATTATATTCATCATTTGCAGCTTTCAAATCATTATCATCCATGAAATCCTCATGATTAATCAAGAACTCTGGAATACCAAATTCATTCTTATATTTTAGTAAAGCAACTTTTTTTGCCCATAATGATACTCCATATCTACTTTTATCATGATGATTATCTCTTTCTCTTATTTTAGATACAATATCTTCATACTTTGTCTTTTTGAAAAAGAAATCCATTTCATACATCACTTTCACAATATATTCAATATCACCATCATCTTCGTCAATATAACTACGACATAACTTAGAATCATTTCTTATTTCAAGACCTTTACTTTCTAATGCTTCTTTCAATTCAAAATATCTATCAAATGCATCACCAAAATAATCAACTAACCATTCTATATTATCATCTTCAAATTCTTCTTTCATAATATCAATTACATCATAAGAAGTAATTTCTTCTAGAGATATACCATTTTTTGTTATTTCATTATTTTCAAATATAATATTTTTAGAATTAAGACTATTTTTAAGTTCAAAATATCTATGAATAGTATCTACATACCCATTGTAGTCATTATAATCATAATAATTATCTAATTTCCAAGAATCAACTATTTTATCTTCAATGGCTTCAATCGCTTCTTTTTCTTCAGCAATTGAAATACCTATCGTATCAAGATTATATCTACATATTTTTTCAAATGCTTCAAGTTTATCTTTACTAAGTATATCTATAAATGCTTTACGATCAATATGAGACATTATATATTTAATTACATTTACATGGTTATTTATTGAAATCATAAAGTCATTATTATTACAAATACTATATAATTCATTCAGTCCTGTAATATTCCAATTTATCTTACAACCAACTTCATAAATCATATTTTTAAGATTATCAGGTTTTTCAATATAATTATCTAATAATTTATCACATTTTTTATTCCATATTTTTTTGATTGCATCTTTCTCACCAAAACAAATACGCAATTGTAGAGCATCACAATCCCCATCATATTTATTTTTTACAAAGAAATCAAATAGAACTTCTTTAATATCTTCTTTATGACAATTATCTCTTAATAAGTCTATGAAATCTGTGCAATTATATATCTCCTTCAATAAATCTTTATCAAAGTCCAGTTTTTGACATAGATGATCTATTAGTTTTGGAAATATTTCTAATAATATACTTGGTGTCCATTTCTTTTTGTATTTTTGTGTCATATTTTCATAAATTTGATTTGCTTTCCAATTCCTTGTATCTCCATATTCTACAAGTAACCATTTGCACATTTTTACAAGATATACATTACATACTCTGTTGGATTTTTTGTTATTCTTTGTGCTTACATATTTCATTTGTTGCAACACTTTCCCATTATTTGGTATAAGATATGATAATGCTTCTCTTGTAGAAACAAATAACTTACTATTATCTTTCAATTTAGAAACATATTTATCCATAAAATATTGTTGCCATTCTATTGGACAAGTATTAATGAATGCTGTAATTACATCTTTATCTGGAAGTGTCAAAGCATCTGTATATATCAAATTACTCAAAATATTTTCTACAGCTTCTTGTGGTAATCCTTGTGAATTATTCATTGCGATTATTTCTATAAATATACAAAAATATATATGTTCTTCAATTTTTTATTTTTATTCAATTTCTTTGTATTTTGAAATTAGGTTTTTCTAATTTAATCAAGTAAATTCATAAAATATTTTCACTTATAATCTACAGCACAATAATATCTCCCACAAGTATCCACTTTCATATCCTCTTCATACAAACTCTTTTTCTCTATGTATTCATTTGGATCTCCCAAGTTATTACGAATTTTCATATATGACTCATAATCCAATTGATATTTATGAAGATTACTACACTTCTCCAAGATTTTCTCACAGATCTCTTCAGGAAAAAATTCAAGCAACACCTTCTCTATCTTCTGATTCTTAACTGACTCCTTCACATCGTCAAAATTTATACTATCTTCTTTCACTTCTACATTTGTGTCTTTAATACCAAAAAAATATTGATTCAAATAATTCATATCAAATTGAAGATCATATCTATCCAATACTTCCTTTATTTTATTATGCGATTCTTCCTCATTTATCGTGGATAAATCCTTTTCATTCCTTATTAACATCCCACGCCAATTAAATACAAATTTTATAGGATGTTCAGCATCGTCATGAATACCATGCCAATTAGGAACTATATGTGTAGTAATAGAAACATCTATAAATTCACTTAAATTTAGAGTTATATAAGGCATAATATAATTATGATTACTATTCATGTAAACTAACCATTCATACAAAGAAGGCAATATTATATTAAACTCTTCTAAATTTATGATAATATTAATATTACAATACCCATCTATATCATCGACATAAGGATCATATATTTTCCCATGTATATCCTTAAATACTATATCCTTGAACCCTAAATCAACTAATCTCATGTAATTTGATTGAGACATTTATATAATACTATTAATAATTTCCTTATATTACTATTTTATCATAATATTCAAGTGAAACCTCACAGCCCTTAAACTTCCTATTCGTATTCTTACAAGCTATTGCCGTAGTTCCTGAACCCAAAAATGTATCCATTACCGTATCATTCTCATTACTGTGCTTCTTAATCAATGTCTCAAATAACGCCAAACTCTTCTGCGTGGGATGAAACCTATTCTTACCTCCTTGTAATGGAAACATATATACACCATTATCATAAGAACTATTAAATATCGGTTTTGCCTCCTTTATCCCAACAAGAGCAATCTCCCTGCAATTTGTTAAGTAATTTACACGACTATTAAGCGGTTGAGGATTTGTTTTTATCCATTCAATAAATCGTATCTGCTTGAATTTGTGTTTTTCCATTATCTCCTTCAATAAAGTAATCTTCCATAAATCAAAGAATATTATTAATGTCCCTCCCTTCTTTAACTTTTTATAATATTCACTTATGAACTTATCAAGAGTTTCTATTGTAAATTCACTATCCCACACTCCATAGTCAGTCTTTACACAATATTTTTTACCATAAATAGAACCATACTTCATATACTTTTCCTTATTATTATCATTCAGTATTTCATTATCTACTTTGTAATTCTCCCAATTTTCCTCTGTTTTTACAAATTCTATATCATTATCCTCACTATGTTTTACATTATTATAATGCGTATTCATACCACTATCCCTTGATATAATATATGGAGGATCTGTTAAAATTAAATCAATAGAATTATCGGGAACTGTGGTCATATACGCCAATCCCTCCATATTCTCTATTTCTAAATCAGGAATATCCATTATATAATTATTAGTTTTATTTCTTATATAATTGGTTAAAAAATAAAATTTGAAATTAAAAATAAAATTATATATACACTTACATAATGTCTATCGCCAATCGCTTTAAAAACTCTAAACGCCTCTACAATACCGCTCGTATCTTTTATGATAATGAACAAGATTATGATTATATGCTAAAACATCGAGGTGAAGATCAATATCATATTCCACATCCAATTAAAACACGCTCTATCCTAATTATCGATAGGTTTCAACCTAAACCTATTATCAATATTGGTAGTCTTGATAGTGAAACTATCTCCCAAATCATTAAACATCCTCATAAATATAACGATATTCTATCAAGATTTAATGGATATGAACTGGTGTATGATTATAATTGACGAATAATTTAATATTTACTCCTTCTATTTATAAAAATTTGAAAATAATATTTTATTATTTGTAATCAAATATGACTTCTAATTTTGAACAATTTAGAAAATCTGCTCTAAATAAGAAACTACAAGAAAATAATAAACAATGTATTAACGACATGGAAAATGAAACAACATATATCAAAACTAAATTGTGTACTCTAATGAAAAATAATAATTTAGAAATTGATGAAGAAGATATACTATATGATTTCAAAGATATACCTAATAATATAAAACTACTAATTGCATGTTACCTTAAAAAAGACCCATTAAAACAAGGATTTGATGAGATTACTCAACGAGAATATTTTAATATGCATAATAAAAAATATATACTTAAAAAACCATCGGGAAAAGAAGATATTTGCTTTAATAAAAGCACTAAATCACCTATTCCTAAAAAAGACGAAAAAGATAAAATAAACAAAACTAAAACTTTTGATGGATTTCTATTTGAAAAACAATCAGATAAACTTATTGCTTATGTCTTTCAAAAACATACAAAAGTAGCTGGTGGAGCACAAGATAATCAAGTAGCTGATGTTGAAGAATTCATTCGATATGCTGATGCATATATTAGTAAATCCAAAACAAATATTAAATTTTTAGCTATAATAGATGGAAACTATGGGATACAGAAACTTCCATCTATTAATACTCTAATATCTAATAAAGATATGGTTTATGCTCTCACTTCTGATGAATTTCTCCAATTATTCTCTTAAGTATATTATAAACTAAATCAAAGGATATTCTTTTCCTTGCATAATCTTTACTTTCTCTATAATTACATAGAAACATACTATTATATTTATCTCTTTTCTCTTTGAGAAATAAGTTAAAATTTTTAACTAATTCTACCTGTTTCTCTTTAGTTATACTTGGAATTATAATTAGTGAAGCACGAGTGCGGTCTGTCATTTTACCTCTGTAAGGAGTATCTGTTATTTCTAATCTTATACATTTACCATTCTCTACACCATCATCTAACGCATATAATATAATATCTGTATTTGGTTTCGTATATTTATCACCAATTACCCATCGTTTTATCTTATATACTGATACATTATCTAAATATAACTCTTGTCCTATAATCCATGATGGACTATTTAATATAAAATTAAAACTCTTATGTGATGGATAGAATACAAATTCAATAATATTATTATCATTATGTCTCCTTAAAAATGCAAAACTACATACAGTATAACTTGTATCATCGAATACTTGTTCTTCAAATACATTTACCTTTGGAACACTATATTTCTCCAAAAAATCTCTACGCAATTCACTATCCATATTTCTTATCGATGACCAGAAATTTAATGGAATAATGATAAGTCCCCCTTCGCAATTACCAGATATTACTGATTTCAAAAAACATTTGTATAAATCATTTACATTATATTTATCATATAATCCCTTATTTTCATTTTTATTACGAGCTAAATATGGAGGATTTGTTATTACAAACTTTTTAGAATAATCAGGAGAATTTTCAAGTGTATCTTGTTTTATAACATTCTCATTTGGAAATTTAGGTTCAATATCATACATTTCATAAGAAATTTTTGGATACTTCTTTCTCATAAAATTAACTAATTCACCTGTTCCTACAAATGGTTCTATTATATTCTCAATATTATCTGGTATATCTAAACCTTGGAAAATATAGTCATTATTCGTTGTGTAAAATTGACCATATTTCTTTTTATCATTCATATTATTTAATGTATCTAAATAATAATATATATTTATATCAATTTTTTTATTATAATTGACGGATAAGTCTTGCCAATATATTAGTCACTTCACTATTATTATTGTATTTCTCCTTTATGTTTTTTATTCTATCATTATCTATCTGGATATTCAATAAGTCTTCTAATTTTTGTGTTATTCTCGCTATTGACCGCTTATGTATTACTGAAATATCCACTAAATCTTTACCTTCTACTAGTTCATTCTCAAAATTAGCATACTCTTCTGTTGTCCATTCCTCGTTTTCTCTACTTATATCTGGAACAAACTCTTTATATATATTATTACATTGTTCCTTGATAAAATCACCTGCTTTTCTCATATTGTCTGCGACTTCTTGATCTATTTTTAGAGCCATTTTTATTCCAAAGAAATCTGATGAAAAATCCATAATCTTTAATTATACGGATATATTTAAGTGGTTCTAAAAATCATATTCCAATTCTATCCCTATTTCTTTACACAATTCATGCAGTTTTAGTGTAGAATATGATGAAATCAATTCTGTATATCCGCCTATAAAAGTATCTCCAACAAATATCTGCGGAAATGTTTTGTGATTTGTTTTTGATAATAACTCATTCTTTTTATCTTGGTAATCTTCACTATCCGCATCATAATATATTTCCTCATACGGAATATTATTTGTTGTCATGAATTCTTTCGCCTTTACACAATAAGAACAACCAGATTTACTATGAATTATTATTGACATTATATAATTAATAATTTTATAAAAATAATTTCAAATTTTTATAACACTTAAAGATAAATCTATTTATACATTAAAATGGAAGGATCAACTCAAGAAGAACTCTCTAAATATGCTGATAGACTACTGGAAATTAAATACAGCGACCCTGATAGATATACTGTGATTATGGATAAAATGATTGATGAAATTTATAAATCTAAAACAGAAACACTTATACAAAATTCTGTTAATGAATTCCAAAAATTACAAAGACAAGATGTAGAAAATATTATTCGTGCATCTGTAAAATCATTTGAAAAAAAACAAGATTCATAAAAATTTGGATACAACCAATTCTGTTCCAATCCAATATTTATTACCCTCTTTTACTTCTTCACCACTATGATACAAGTCTATGTCAAATATTAATGTTCGGTTTTTTTTAGGATTTATTTTTACAGTTTCCTTGAAATTATAATCAAAAAACTTTGTGTTTCCACCTTCATAATCATCATTCAAATAAGTTAAAACTGTAAATTTAGAATATTTATTATTTATCTCGTCATATTCAGCACCAGTATCAGTATGTATTGAAAATAATTGATTTTTTTTTACTTTGGCATACATTATAAATTTAGGTGTCCCAACAAAATTATATGAAATACCTTGACGGTCTTTATACACTACTGGAAGACTCTTAGTCAATTTTTCATATATTATATTTGATAATTGTTCATTTACAACCTTGCCATTCTTGAAATTAGAACATGTAAATGTCCTATTTTTATTGTCGGCATTTTCTACAAGTTTCTTTAAGTGCTCTATCTCACTATCAGTATAAATATTATCGATTGTAAATATCTCATAAGGTATTTCACTATATTGTCTTATTTCACACATAAAATCTATTTAAGAATTATTCTTATATGATATTTAATGTCTGTAGAAACTATTTTAACGCTTGATGAAAAACCAAAACATAATGCTATTGAAATTAAAAAAGTAAAAGGTGATGGAGCTCTAATGGCACTTGTTTCTAAAGGTGCTCAAGATGCATATATGGATGCAGCACCTGAAATATTCGATATTACAAAAGAATTCCTATCTGGTTGGCATAAAGTAGTATATCAATCAATAGATTATGATATTGTCATATATAATAATACACATTATGCACTGACTTTCAAGAGAACTTGTGATGCTATTAATCATGTAGATATTGCTCTATATAATCCACTTAAAAAATCTGTTAATGAACTTATAAAATCTATTGAGACTGAAGTAGGTGGTCAAAGAATTGATAGATTACATTGTGATGATCTCGAAACACAAATTAATACAAATTGTTATATCTATGGCGGAAATAGAGAAATTACACAAATTGGAGATAAACTATTTATTCCATTAATCATGGCACCATTTCACGAAAATAACCTTGTTATGCCTTCTGCAGAATTTCATGAACTCAAAATTAATATTGATTTTCAAGAACCTTATGAATCTAAAATAGATCTATTTGCAAAACAATATTATTTAGATACTTATTTAAGACGAAAATTCTTAAAAGAACCACATCAGTTTATTACTTACCAAAACCAATTTACAGGTCCAGAAAAACTAAATGGAGTTGGAACACACACATTTAATCTCAATTATAATCATCCAATTTATTTGATATATTTCTGGGGTTTTGATAAAACAAAAATTACAAATATAAGAGTTACATTTAATAACCACGATTATTATAATGGTGGTATTGAAGAACTTGAATATATGAAAAAATGTAGAGGATTAGAAAAAGTTGAACCAGTCGTAATATTTTTCTCACAAGAAGACCTATATAAACAAAGTAGAGATACTGTAAATTTCTCAAGAATAGACTATGCTAAATTATTGATTACAACTACAGAAACTGAACCAAGAGATATTTATATTGTTGGACAAAATCTACAACCCATTAGATTTATGACAGGTATGTATGGATTAGCATTTAGTAAATAGATATTATTTAGCATTCTTATGAAACGCAATTAAATATCGTGGATTTATACTATCATCATTTGGAAACGAATAAATTGTTGTATTTTCCAATGAATTTACCTGTGTATCATAAATGGTTTTATCTATCTTTTTATTATACTTTCCTACACAACACTTTCCAACAACACAATCACACAAAAAGACATAACTTATATCTTTATTACATTTATCGGTATATGATAATGACATTTTACAACTTGGTGCCATATATGTTCCCAATCCATAAGCAGAGATTACATTATGTACGATCATAAATCCATTATTTATAATATTATCGATATTATTTACTTTAGTGCCATGAAAAAGCTGTAATTCTTTTACTTCAATAGTTTCTTCAAGTTTATTTTTGTAATCATTATATTTATCTAATAATGTTTCATTATTTACTTCATCAATCCATAAAACACAAGCATTTGGAAAATCACTATATATCCTATCAGATACTATATCATACATTTTATTACTCATCGGTATATTAGTTGTGAGTTCCATCTTGAATATTATAAATGATATATTATTCAAATTTTTTTATTATAATTGAACTAATAAAAACTAAAAACTAATTCTAACTATTTAAGATTACTTCTTATATGACAGTTTCATCGCATCATCATACGGAAGACGATCACATAACGCTTGAGCACGCAGAAGTATCTTATCTTTATGATGAAGATCATCTATCCACTCTTGTTGAATACTCGACATACCATAAAGAGCTCCTGCAATTTGTCCTGTAACTGCACCTACTGTATCTGCATCACCACCAAGATTTATTGCCTTGATAATAGCATCATGAAAATTATTAGTATTATGAATACACCATATTGCTGCCTCAAGTGTCCATAGACATCTTCCAGGAAGCGTTATAATATCACTCTCTTCTGCTGTTCTCCAATTAGCATCTTTATTTGTTAATTCTCTTATAGCAGGATGTTCGAGAGCACACTTGTTCAAATGTCCAAATATTGTGTCTTTATCTTCTCCATTAAGAGCATGCCATATAATATAACACAATAAGGCACTTCCATCAAGAGTTTCTACTACATTATGAGTAGTAACTGTTTGTGCTCGTGCCATCTTTAAAGCAGTTGAAAGATCATGTTTCCAATAAATTGGAACTGGAGATAATCTCATGATTGCACCATTTCCAGCATCAGTTTCTGGATTATTACCACCAGTTGTCTCATAAGGTTTTGTTGCATCATATCTATAAAGTGCTTTGGCAGTATTACCACCAAGACCTAATGACATGCCATTACATGAATTATAACCCTTAAACCACCAATTACGGAATTTTACAATCAAATCTGCTATATCTACCGTCTTCTTTTGTAAGATACTATCAGCAAGACATAATGTCATGGAAGTATCATCTGTAAACTCTCCTTTCTTTAGGAATAATCCTTGTGAAGCCCATGGACCATTTCCTTCATAATCAGTTTGAATACCTATTGAACGCCTTTTTTCACGCTGTCTATGAACCTTTTCACAGATTTCCTTAAGATTTTTACTACTACCTACAAATATTTCTTGAGAAAGACCAATAGCATCCCCTATAGCACCACCTAAGAGAGAACCACAGCACTTATCCATAATGTCCATTACTTTTCGTATATTTGATATAAGATATTTTTATATCTATAATTGAACTATCACTTTCAATTTTTTATTTATTCAATAGAGTTTTATAAAAATTTATACATAAACTTTTATGCTCTTTCTACCACCATTTTATAATAAAATAAGAAAATTTAATATAAATCTAATTTAGATCTTATACGAGAACACTATGTCTTCTAAATTATTAGTTTTAGAACAATAATTCAATACAAGACAAGAATTAGGTTCACTTGTGATCTTCTGGAATACTTTATAAAATTCATCAAATGTATCAAATATATGACCATATCTATGATGAAGTTCTATCATATTCTCTATATTAGTATCATTGAACATGAAGATATAATCTGTATTACAAGATACTGCTGGTGAAAGTTTATATGGATATGACATTGAACATATCAAACCCAATCTCAAAAATCGACCATTTAAAAAGATTGACATAAAATTTTTACTACGAAATCTATCTATATTATCTATTGTGTCATCCACAACAACAACATGACTTTTATCTTCACTAATCCTCTTTCTCTTTTTTTGAGACCTCACAATATCATCAAGTAGTTCTTCCTTATATACATCATATATAGTCGCTTTATCTGATAAATAATCATAATCTTTCTTTTTATCAAATATACTAATATCTTTTATATTAGAATTATTAAACAACTCCTTAATCAATGTAGTCTTACCCGTATCCTCCTTCCCAATAATGAATATAATAGCATCATTACGAATAGTTGATATTTCAAAGGCTTTAGGTGAAAACTCCATTGTATGTGTATATAATTAATAGATCGTTATTTATTTCACATTTTTTTTATTAATTGGAAATAAATTAAAAATAATAAAATATAAACTAAATATTCTAATATATCTAAACCATAGCAACTGCCATCGTCATAATAGTCATAACAATTCCTACTGTAATCGTCTTATCTTGAGCACCATTTGTAGGTGGTGCGTTAGGGTCAGGAGAAGGTGAAGCAGAAGGTGGCGGAGAAGGAATTTGGTCAATTGGAGTTGTAGGATCTGTTGTATTTGTTAGTCCTGTAATATTAAACATATTTGCAAGTTCTGTAGCATTTGTAATTCCTGTAAGATTTTCAAGAGTTAGTACATCTGGCACAGAAGTTAGATTGAAAATAGTACGAAGATCAGTTGAATTAATCTTATCAGTCACATTATATAGAGTAGTTAGTTCTCCAAAATCTACTGTCTTAGGAACCTTTGTAACATTAGGGAGTAGTGTTAGGTTATACTTATTTACAAGATCACTTGTCTTAAAGGCAATCGGCACTACATTTGTGTTATTTGTTAGATCGGTAATATTCTTACCTGTAAGATCACCACCACCTGAACCTGTCATATTCAACGACTGTGTTGTGACTGTGCCATTGTCTTGGCAATTAACCATAGCAACAAGACCCATCATCATTACGGCGATCATAAACTTGCTCATCATATCTACTTGTTTAGTTAAGTATCTGTTTAAGTAATATTCATTTCAATTTTTTTTTTATTATGTTTAAAATTTTTAAAAATTTTATACCTTAAACTCATTTAGTAAGACTATATATCTTACATATTATTTTTTATTCTTATGCAAAGCTAATTCAAATTCACAAGTTCTTCTTATATCTTTAAGTGTCATTGCTTTATCTTTATTAGCTAATATTATCGTATGTCTCTCTGGAACTTCAGATGAAATACAATAACATCCTGATTTATCTCCCGCTAAATCACATAATGTTACATATGAAGAACCATTACGACTTACTATATCATCATGATCTTTAGCATTTACTATACTAATACTTGGTTTTATGTCTAATAATACTGCACGTATTTGACCACCAAGACCAATATTATCTATACCTACATTTACATTTGTACTTATTTCATTCCAAATAGTTGATGGTGTTTTGGAAGTTGTTAATGAAATTACTGGATAATTTTTTTGATTTGATACTCTTATATATCCACTTTTTACTATTGGTGTAAGTATAAATTTATTGGGATTATATTCTTTTGATACTGTTGGTCCAAGCATTGGACTTGGTATTTTGACAAGTTTGAATTCTTGTGTTACTATTGGACCATTAAATTTTATAGGTTTATTTTGAAAATTATCTAAAATCTCTTTTACTTTATCAAAAATTATATTCATTAATATTTAATGTTATGTAAGAAATTATCTACATTTACCTGCGATATTGTTGTATCATCATGTTTTATTAATATTTGATGTCTTTGTAAAATTTCTCTATTTACACAATAAAAACTATTATTATCTATTACATCACATACAGTCTCATCACGATCATATATAGTAATATATATTTTACTCATACCAAGTACGCTAATATCTCTATCATTATTAGCTTGAACTGTATAAAATCTCATATTTATTAGTGATTGAGTATCAGCTATAATTATATTAATTGGAGTACTCCTTTCATTTACGATTCTTATATGATTTTTAGGTACTGACGGAATTACATGGGTAAAAAAACACCATCTAGGAACAACCGAAATTGGATAGTTTTCTTGAGTCATTTTTATATTTAACTATACCAAACCTTTAGGTATTTTATAATGTGCTTGATGAATTTCTCTTATGTGAATACTTTCACATTTCGGACATTTACCTTGTTCATTTGTAGTATGTTCAAAAGCACTACCACAAGCACACATTACACAAGGCCACTCTGGGTATTCACAAAATACCTCTGCTATTTCTAATGACTCTGTTACAAAATAATTCTCATCACTGTTTCTATCACCTACAACAAATAAATAGTATGTTCTCCTTTTACTTACTATTTCTACAGGTTTAACTCGTAATTTCTTTCGTGTACCGATTATTTGTTGCCCTACTTCAAGTTCAGTTACAATAGGCAATTTACACCATGAAATCATCGTGTTTATTATATGTATAATAAAATTAATTTTTTATTTAATCTTCAAATTTTTATTTATCTAATATTGCAAACTTTGGACAACTGTCTCACCTATCTTATCTATTGATACAAATCCAAATGTAAATTCCTCTGTGGGTTTTAATCCTCCATTAGTCACTAACCAACTGGGAAAGGTAAAGGTCATTGTAGGACTAAATGTTACATTATATGAACTCTCTATATTAAAATTTTTACCTAAAATTACAGCATTCTTTATTATTTTTGTACTCGTATTCTTTACTTTTATACTCATCTGATTATATTTATGGACACCATTCGTCCAAGAATTACTTAAAGATTGAGTTATTTGTAAGTTTTTCAATTCAGATATTGGTGACGGTGTTGGTGTTGGTTTTGGAACAGGTGTTGGTGGTGGAACTGGTACAGGTGGAGGTGCAGGTGTCGGAATTGGTTGTAGAGAAAAATTAAATTTAGTAGGGTTCGGTGTTATTGCTTTTATTAATGCTAATTTTTGAGGAACTACTGTTTTAAAATCTGCCTTCAATAAACCCTGATTACCTCCACTATTTCCATTAAACGCCCAATACATTACATTTGTGAATTTTAGTCCATTCAAATATGTCTTAAACTCATTTACCCATTGAGAATCTAGATTATCAATTTCACTATAACCAAACTCTCCTATTACTACTGTATGCTTTCCTGATCTAATCACATTTCCAAAACATCTATCCCAATATTGTTTATTATTAAAACCATCTTTATTTGGATATTTCCAATGCTTATAACAATGATTTGAATAGACTACACGATTTGCTACATTTAATTTAATTGGACGAGTTAGAGCATGATTTATATCATCTCCCCATATATCACTTGTTACTCCAGCAGCAAATATAAGTGTCTTGGGATTTACTTTTAAAATTGCATTTCCAATACGCTCAACGGCAGATGCCCAATCTGTCTTTGGATCACCACCCCAAGTTGCTGGAGAATGTGGTTCATTTATTAAATCTGCACCAAATACATTTGGACTATGTAAATACCTACGAGTTAAAGTCTCCCATGCTTTTATTAATTTACTTTCGGGATATTCTCCAGTATACCATAAAGCATCAATCGGTCCTGAAGATTTTAAATTATGCATATTGAAAACAATTAATATACCTGCATCTGACAATTTCTTTACAAGTGAATCTAAAAATTTACCAGCAACCATCCCATTCACATTTGGATTGTAAAATGAATCTGAATACTGAATCTTATAAGTATCCAGATTTAACATTAATTCTGCACTTATAGTCATACGAATACAATTAAATCCATTATTTTTAAGTAATGCTACATAGTTATTCGCTGAATTTGCCCACAGTGCATGAACACTATTAGCATCTCCTTCAGTTCCAAACCAGTTTATACCTCGTAATGATATTTCATTACTATTCAAAAACAATTTTCCACTCTTCGCTTCAAAATTGAAAGTCATCCGATAATTCTTATATTCTATTGATATTATTTTTCAATTACAAACTTATACCATTTATGAAGAAACTCTTCAAAATTATACCCTCCAATAAACACATCCCCTTTCCTCTTTTTAAGAAAATATACCGCTTCTCCAATTGTACATTTTGTTCGCCACATTGTATATCCTACTATTACCGTTGGACTACGACTCATACACGCAAAACAATGCACTAATATTTTCTTATTTTCAGATAAATATTTATCTATTAATTTACAGACTTTTGGCATACACTCAAACATAATATCATTATCCTTTTTATCACCTATATCTAATACTGGAATACGAATTCCTATCTTATCTTCTATTCCAAAAAACTCTAATTGATCTGTACAATTAATTACAATATCTATATCTGTTAAATCTTTACTATCCTTGAAATTTCCAAGATACAAATTAGGTATAATTTCATACATTTATTATATAATAATTGTAATATATTACTATATAAACACAACTTACAAAATATATTCATATTAATAAAATGGGAGTTTGGGAATATCAAAAAACATTACATGGAACTTCTACTATTGATAAAGCATATCATGAAATTAAAATTGAAGTTCCAAAAAATGAAACACTAAATGGAATTCAAATATCGCAATTAGGTTCTAATGGTATATCCGCTATTATTATAAATGATGGAAACAATAATAAATCATATAATCTGGAAGATGCATATACAGGTATTTCTAATCTAAATCTTACAAACAAATTTACATTAGTTCTATGTTATGATGATAAGTATTTATCAACATGTCATAAAATATATTTAGCAGCTGTATATTATTATCCACCTTGTGATTGCTGTGTTGAAGATGATGAAATTATACTATACGACGAAAATGAAGAAATAACTGATGAAGAAATTGATGGTGGAAGAATTGAATTCAGATACAAATTCACACGATATGCAGTTGCTATGCCTAATATTATATTGAATTTTCAGGGAGAAAATGAAACTAAAATGCCCAGATATGACCCAACAGATTTATCATTAAATACCATATAAGAGATTGTTTAGATATACTTACAAAAATGGATAATCATAAAAAATATATTAAATCTACTATTATTAGTTTTATACCATACTTTACTTTACTTGCATTAGCATTGACATATCTTATTATTGTTGAACAAAATCTATGGCAAATAACGGTATATTCTGTTAATAATGGACAATTACAAGGTCAAGCTGTATTTGGTACTTGCTATTTACAAGATAATTACATGAATAGTGCAAGTGCTTGTAATTATGCTTATCTATTAGGTTCTGCAACAATATTTGGATCCCTTATTGTTTCTATTGCAACTTGTTGTGCTCGTCAAATTCCAACAGCAATTACATATTCGGTATTTTCAGGTTTTACTACTATATGGTGGATTATTGGTGCTTCTATTATGACTGATAATATAAGAAAAGCAAATGATTTTCAAGTTCCTCAAGAATATTGGAGACAAGTTATTCTTGGATTAGGTTGGGCTCAAGTATGTGTTGCTATATTATCAACTATTACAAGTATTTATCACTTACATGTTGTGACTAATATAGAAAATGAAAGACAAAGACAACTATATAATACTAATCCTCAAATTGTCAATGGAACTCCCGTTTATGATAATCAACAAAACTATACTCATCATGGTGTTCAGATGCAACAATTTCCACAACAACAATATTCACAACAATTTCCACAACAACATTATTCACAACAATTTCCACAACAACCATATCCACAATTGACACAACCACCACCTGCTCAAACAATGTAAAAAATTGATTTAAGAAAATAATATTTTATATAAGTATAATAACATATGTACTCTCATCAAGATTGGGAAAAAGTTGTTATTGGTAAGAAGAAGAATGAAACTACAACTGAAAAGAAACCACAAGTTCAAAATGCTATTACTTCAACAGCAACAAATAAACCCGCATGGAAAATTGAACAACAAGTTGATAGTGATGTTGGAAAACCTATCAATTATGTGTCAAAAGATATTTCAAAATCAATTATTCAAGCAAGAGTAGCACTTAAATTATCTCAAAAAGATTTAGCACAACGACTAAATATGCAAGTAAAAGATATTCACGAAATTGAATCTGGTAAAGCTGTTGAAAATAAAGCAACTTTATCAAAAATTAAAAGATTTCTAAAGATTTAAGTTTTTCGTTCTGCTAATTCAACTTCAAGATCCGCTCTAATTTTTTTAAATTTCTCTAATTCTTTTAGAGCATCTTCAAGTGTATCTTGATGCGACGAATATAGTAGATTTGTAGCAATAAATAATTCTGCACGATATTGATTATCTATTATAGATATTCCGTCAGGTAAATCTGTTTTGTCAGACAT